GGGGATAGTCCCTCTGCACGCAGGGTTCGTAACTAAGCCAAAAGAGCTATGAATAATTGACACTTTTACTAAATTAACGGGTACACCAATTTGCTGTGGATCGATTACATTGCCCTGATATGCCCAACCAAAATCAGGTTGCCAATCTGTTGAGTATCCAAAAATAGTTGAGCCACCATTAGCCTCATATAAAGCACATCTAGGTATGTTTTGTGATGAACCAATATTGAGTGCGTACCCAGTATCAGCACTGTCGAGTGTAGGATCGCCACATGTTAGTAATGTAAATATCCCCATATCATTTGGTACAAACGACTCTATATCACCAATGAAAAAATACTCACGATATGCAAGTACACTCGTAGTTGATGAATTATTAAGGGTCTCGCCTGATTCTTGTATTAACCAAAAACCTTTACTGGTGCCAACAACCATCCACCCACGAACAGTTCCCAGACTATTAGAGGTCATCATTACGCGATAACCTACCTTTTTAAAAAAAGCGTCTATTGCTGTAATTGAATTTGCACACGTTATACGCAATGCGGCATTAATAGCGTCACTACCTGTATGGGGTTGAAACTGAACAGCCCCACCAGAACCACCATCGGCAACGTTGTTTTTAAAGACAACTTTATTGTTTGCAGCATCTTCAAAGTCAAGTGTCCAACCAAGTGGTTGTTTTTCACCATATCCCTCGACTAAACACTTTTTCAGTACAGTAATCCAACCACTTGGTTTAGTAGGAATTGCAGGTGCTCCCGCATCCGTATTTCGATAAACAGTTACTGGTAATCCCATTGCATACCCCTATTAAGATTCGTTGCCACGGAACGCGAGCACGGCGCGGTCGGTGGTGATTTGACTGTGACCGCTTTGCACTGTACGCAATAACATCACGGGTTTACTTGCGGCGTAACTCATAAAACGAATGGCTTCACCTGGTTGCCAACCCGCACCAAATGCGCCAGCACGAATAATGAAGTACGGCTGCAGGGTTAGTGGGTTAACGGGAGCAAAGTTATTAAGCGTATCGCCAATGGCAATTTGACCGAGGCGGCGACCAACACAGCGGAATGCGGTTGCACTGGTAAATATCAAAACCCAGTCCTCATTTACTGCAGTGTCGTTACGGACCTCGATGGGGAAATCGACGGTATTCATGTTGCCTGTGGCGGGTGCACCATCTAGGTCCCAATTATTAGCCCATGCCGTCATATCCCGCACCGTGCCAATACGGGCCTGTAAGTCACCTAAATTTTGCACACTCGATACATTGGTACCAATGGGATAGCTTTGGCTCAGAGGGGCGGCGAGGATTAAGGATCGCTCCTGTACGTCTGTCACTAGCGCAATTTCGCCAATGGTATCGGTGAGAATGAATGGCGCAGTGAAGCCCGTAAAATCGCTATTGATAGTGACAACACCTGTCGCTTTAACCCATGTGTAATGGGTATTAGCCAGCGTCCAAAGTGATTTACCATCAGCATCGGTAATATCAACAAAGCGCGCATTGGCGCGAGCGTTGTAAGTTTGGGCTGGCGCTGGGCTGCTCAACACCTGTATTTCAGTTTGTTGCACTGAAATCGTGTTCCATGCGGTGAATGTATTCACCACACCTCCGTTCTTAATCCGCAATGGATTAAGACCATATAACTCGGGTGGTGGTGAAAGTGTGACAGTCTCACCAATGTCATAGCGCAGCGTGGTTAAATCAACGGCTTGGCTAAAGGTGAGCTGCACATTTGAATCTGTGATATTGCCACTGATACCTAAGCCGGTGATCACGCCTGCGTTATCACTTGAACCAGATAGCAGGGTGTCACCTGCAGCGTTGCTAATGGTGACATAAAAGGTGTCATAAATTGGGCTGTCAGTTACTAGCACAAAACTGACGGTATTGGCTGAGGAAGTCGATTCCTCAATCAGACAGTCATAATGCACAGTGAAGTCACCGCGAGCATCAATGAACTTAGTCACAACGCCAGTATGGTAGTCAAGCTGTGCTAAACGCACACCACGGCTGACGAAGTTACCGCTAGATGTTTCTGTCATACTGACACTGCCGTGAGCAGTATCTAAGAATGTCAGCACCATTTTAGTGGTACCGAGTGATATCTTTTTAAAATCAGGGAATGCGTCGGCGCTGCTATACACTCCATATTTTGCAGATGAGATGTATTCAATTGTCAGCGTATCAACACCTGGTAAT